AGTGCCTGGTTTTATGGGTGTCTAAGTATATCGGCGACACAAGCCTATCAGTAGTGAATCTCATTATCACAGAGGTACATCGTTAAAACATATTTTAATGAGTACTTCTATTTAAACAGTTAAGTGGGATTTTAATATGCTAATATTATGAGTTTGCGTTAACGCTGTGAGTGTCTACATTGCGTAGTAAATTAGCCAAGATGAGAAATTGTCGTGCTAGTTAATTAGCCTGGGTGAGTATATGGTTATAGCCGTTGTTATGACTACAGTTTACCTAAAATATGTGAGCCATGTACACGGACTTGTATGTGTCCGTTATAGTAATCCTTTGTTTCAAGTACTTTCCTGTCAAATTGTTCTTTAGCTTCCAAGTATGAACAAGCAGATTTAGATTGGCAGTAGTGTAAAATTTCTCTAGAGAAGTTATCTTCGCCAAATAGTTCTACATCCTTGCTTAACTCGGGACTGGAACCAAAATAAGTTAGCCAATCGCTGTCAATTTTACTACGAATCCTCTTCTTTTTCTTAACACCGTTCTTTTGTTTAACAACCTTATAGGTAGTCTTAGAGAACTTTGCTAATTTCTTACCAACATACTTCCGATTGTTGGTTTTGTTTGTAATCAAATAAACAAAACCAACACAATCTTCGGGCAACTCGTTGACAATGGTACCTTGATAGTACCAAGTCATATTACTTTGGAGCGGCTAAAGCTTCTTTCTCAGCAGTAATTTCTTTACGGCGTTCTTTAATAGCTTTGCTCATCTCTTGTAGTGCCTTACGAGCACGAGCCGCAGATGCCTTAACACCTTTACCTGTAAACTTTTCGTTTTCGGCCTTGTATGCTTCAAACTGTTCTAATAGTGTTTCGTGATTTGACATTTAATGTCTCCTTAGTTTATTTCATTTATTTGTGTATCTGTATCAAGCATGGTAAACCCATTTTCTTTGACAACGGATAGAACATGGTTAACACGACTTGCTAACTCATCTCTGTGAGAGATTAGGAAAATGTTCCTATTCATCTCTCTACCCATTGCTTTTAAAATTGCCATTGACGACTCAATACCTACACTATCCATACCAGAATCAACAAGCTCGTCAATGAACATTAAATTCATTGGCTCAGTGAAACTTTCGTACACATCTCTAAAACTCCAGCTTAGTGCTAGAATTAATCGATTACGCTCTCCTCGGCTTAAATTATCAAAATCAAAGCTTTGTCCAAGTTGGCTAATATCAACTTCCAAATCGCTTCTAAAAGAAACCTGATGTGGTAATTGTAACTTATCTAGGTAATACCCTAGCCTATGATTCAAATACGCCAGATTCTGTTCAATAATGCGTTTTCGGACAAATGAGTCTTTGCTTGTTAACAATTTAAGTAAAAACTCCTGATGCTCAAGCAGTTTACTTACCCTGTTGATTTCATCCCAGCTAACCTCTGCTAGTGCTGTGTTTTTTAAGGCCAAAATTTGTTCTTGGTAAGGATCGCTTTCTTGATCCTTACTTTCCAATTGCTTCCTGATGTTGTCAAGGTTGTTTTTATGAGCCGCGGCATCTTCAAGGTTTTGATATTTGGTCTTTGGCCTATTGCCCACTTGGCCAATGCTACGCACCACCATATCTGCTTGTGCTAGATAGCCGTGTTCTTCCCTCAATGCTGTTTCAGTAGCAGTTAAGGCGGCAGTAGCAGATGTTATCATCTCATCATGCTTCTCATCGTGGACATCCTGTCCACAGCTGGGACACTGGTGTTCTTTAATAGATGCAAGACTTTTTTGTGCTAGCACCAGTGCTTCTTGTAACTTCTTAACATTGCTCTGCCGAGTGCCTAATTCTTTATTGGCTAACTTTAGGCGATTTTCGTTTTCTTTATAAAGTGCAAGGGCACGATGCAATTCCAGTTCAGCTTCAATGTCAGTGCTTTCGAGTTCAGTGATAGCCCCAACAAATGCAACAATGTCATCTGACTTTTTCTTTGCCCAGGTACGACTGCGTCTTTCTAGGTCGTCGATTGATCCTTGCACTCGAGAGTTACTTTCTTGTAGTGCCTTGATGCGAGATTCTTCATCTCTGATAATGTCTTTGCTAACTTTAATCTGTTCGCGAAGTAATTCGGCCTTTTCGCTTAATTGTGTAATGCCTAGCAGTTCTTCAATGATATCTCGTTGTTCATTAGACTTAAGACTCAAGAATGGTTGTGTATAAGTGTTCAAGGCAACAAGGTGTTTGAACATCTCTGCACTCATACCAACAACTTTGTTGATAGCTTCTTGGGTAACACGATTTTCGCCAGCACCTTCGTCTGTACCTGCTTCGTTTACTTCGTGATCATCAACAATGAAGCGTAGCAGGTTAGGTTTGCGTCCACGCTCGATTGTATACTTGTTTCCATTCTTTTCAAACTCAACTGTAACAAGCATAACCTTGCCATTTGTTTTATTGATTAAGTTTTCTTTGCGGATGTTGGTTAGAGCTGATCCATAGATTGCATAAGATAGTGCATTGACAATGGTAGTTTTACCTACACCATTACGAGCACCATCTCCGCCAAGATCCATGTTGTTGCCTAATACAAGGGTCAGGCCATATTGATCCATGCGAAGAGCCTGGGTTACATTACCCACGCTCATAAAATTCTTAATTGTAAGGTTGTTAAATTTAATCAATGTGTTAATCCTTGATAGATACTGGTTAACATCTGGCGGTCAATGACTGTAGAATCAATTGCCTGAATCTGATTTAATACAATAGCATCAACACTTTCAAATTGTATTTCACCACCAGTCCATTCTGTTGCATGTTCTTCTTTCTTGCCAGGGATAAGGCTAAGTTCTCGCATGCCATATGTGTTGACCCATTGCTCTTTAATATAGGTTGCTTCTTCAAAAGAAATATCTACATCAATTGTTACGCGAGCAAAAGTTTGTGTGTCAAACAAGCTTTCATGTTTGTCAATTGCATCAGTTAAGGTTAAAGTTCTAAACTTAGGAGCACCTGGCCAGTTACGAAAATCTGGTTGGCCACCATATTCTAAGAGCATACAACCACGCTCATCATCCCATGCATCTGCATAGTTGTGTGGAAAGCAATTGCCCATGTAGACAATATTGCCTCGCTGTTGTCGCTTGTGAAAGTGTCCTGAAAACACCAACTCCTGATTGGGAAAGTGTCCGGCATTGAGTCCGCCATGATCAGGCATCTCTACCATGGCATTCATTTTAAAGTGTGGAAGTTCAAAGTGTCCAAATACATAACGACTCTTTAACTTCTTCATAGTCTCCCATTCATCACCAACGAGCCAAGGCACAATGGTCATGTCGCCAATGTTTGTAATTTCATCTATTAGATGCACATTGCTTAGATGTTTTGCAAATGGCAAAGAGTTAATTTCTCGCTTTTCCCTGTATGCTAGATCATGGTTGCCCATAATTACATACACTTTTTCAAAGTTTTCAGAGAGCCGTTTAATATTTGATGTGGTATAATTTAGTGTGCTAACATTAACCGCAGAGCGATTGTTATGCCAGTCGCCAAGGAACAGGCATGTTTCAGCACCTTCGCGTTTGGCTTCTTCAATCATCCACTTGATAAAGTTTTCACAATCATCATTGTGGGCACGACTGTTATTGCGTAAGCCAAAATGGATATCTGTAAAGCACACGGCTTTATTAAAAGGTTTAGTCATCAGTTATTATAACATTTCTTTAAGGCGTTGTCTATGACGAACCAGTTCGTCTTTGATAAGCAGTTTTTTCTTTTTAATATTGTGAGCCTCAACAGAGTCACCTCTATGAGCCTTTTCTAGTAACACAAGACTTTTTTCTAATAACTCATGTGAGTGTTCCATGTGTTCGATATGTCGTTTTAAACTATCGGTGTGCATACAGACTCCTAAATATCAATTGGCCTTTTTCAAAAAAGGCGTTAGGTTTGGTGGTACCCAGCCCAGTGGCTTGAGGACCTTGCCATCTTCGCGTTTGCGAACCTTGCCAGTTTCACGATCAATCTTGGCAAAGTTAGTACTCATTACTTCTTTCCATGCACCTTCACCGTCAAAACCAGCTGAATGAATTGCACCAATAGTAACAACCAAGATGTCAACTAGTGCATCCAATTGTTCAACTACATCATCAGAAGCAATTGCTTCTTTTAACTCTTGGTGTTCTTCCTCTATAAGATTCAGGTACATCTTATACTGTGAAATAGAGTATGCATCAACTTTCTGATCACATGCTCTCATAAACTTTTCTTGGTCACGGAATGGATTTGCCATTATACTTCTTCCTTGTCCTCTAAAATGATTTCTGTAAGTTCGATGTCTGCATCAGGATCAATTTCTAGATCCTTGGCGGCTTCTGCTAATGCTTCTTCAACCTTGAGAGCATTGAGTCTTTCAACTTCGGCATGATGATGTTGTGAACTTTCCATCTGTCTAGTCCATGATGGCATTTGTCCCGAGTCTTGTAGCATGTCATCGCGGATATCACGCTGTCGTTTTTCTACATTTAGTACACGAGTAAAACTGTTGGTAACTGCGGCAGTATAATAAGCAAACGGGTTCTGACTCTTGCCTTCATCAAACTGTAGTGCAATTTGTGTTAGCTGAATAAGTGCTTGTCCACGCATTTCATCAACATAGCTGTAGCCACGCCAGTTGCTTCTCAAACTATAACGCTCACAAAGCTTTAAGAACATGGCACCAAGTCGATTTGTAATCTGTCCATGGTCAACACTGAACTCGCCAGTTTCTAAGTCGCCCTTCCAATGACTTCGCAATACTTCACGCCATGTGCCATCATCATTGATTACAAAATGTTTGAACGGAGGAAAG